GTTTATCCCAATGGAATGGAACTATGAGGGATTTATTGATGAGTTTGGACAGCCCGTCTTCAATACCCCAAAAAAACAGCGTATTGGACCTCACGGAGAATTAATAGAAGTAGGTGTAATAGATCACTGGCAAAACGAAGCTGATGGCCTAAAAGAAGATCAAGATGCATTAAACGAGTTTTACCGTCAGTTTCCAAGAACTGAAGAGCACGCGTTTAGAGATGAAACAAAAAATAGTATATTTAACCTAGTTAAAATATACGAGCAAATAGATTATAACGAAGGTATAAGAAACAGCTCAGCTGTTACTTCTGGAAACTTTCAATGGGTCAGTGGAGTCAAAGATACTCAAGTGGTATTTAATCCAGATCTTAATGGTAGGTTCAATATTAGTTGGGTTCCAGATAGAAAACTTCAAAATAGAGTGATATTAAAAAATGGAATTAAGTATCCCGGAAATGAGCATGTTGGTGCGTTTGGCTGTGACAGTTACGATATTAGTGGTACTGTTGATGGTAAAGGATCTAAAGGAGCGCTTCATGGATTAACTAAGTTCTCTATGGAAAATGCTCCATCAAACCACTTTTTTTTAGAATACCTTGCAAGACCACAAACTGCTGAAATATTTTTTGAAGATGTATTAATGGCTTGTGTATTTTATGGTATGCCATTGCTAGCAGAGAATAATAAACCAAGACTACTTTATTATTTTAAAAGAAGAGGTTATAGAGCGTTTAGCATGAATAGACCAGATAAAATTTGGAACAAGTTATCAGTGGCAGAAAAAGAAGTAGGAGGTATTCCTAACTCTAGCGAAGATATAAAACAAGCACATGCTGCTGCTATTGAAATGTATATAAATGATTACGTAGGTATTAATAAAGATGGTGATTACGGTAATATCTATTTTAACACCACTCTTAATGATTGGGCAAAGTTTGATATTAACAAAAGAACTAAGTTTGATGCTTCTATAAGCTCTGGCTTAGCTGTTATGGCTTGCAATAGACATTTATACACACCTGTGACAACAAAAGAAAAGAGAAAATTAAATATACATGTTGCTAGGTATAACAATAATGGCAATATGTCACAAATAATTAAAAGATAAATATGGCTAATTCAAGTACGCACAATTATTTCCCAAGCCAAGTTGTTAGTGATTTAGAAAAAATTAGCTATGACTACGGTCTTAAAGTAGCTCAAGCAATACAGCACGAGTGGTTTGACTTTGACCAAAGCAGAAGTAATAATAGATACAGAGATCAACAAGCTAACTTTCACAGATTAAGACTCTACGCTCGTGGAGAACAATCAATTCAAAAATATAAAGATGAATTATCTATAGATGGCGATTTATCATACTTAAACCTAGACTGGAAGCCTATTCCTATTATACCTAAATTTGTAGACATAGTGGTAAATGGTATGGCTGATAAAGATTATGAAATAAAAGCCTACTCTCAAGATCCATACGGTGTAGCTAAGAGAACAGAATACATGGAGTCTATATTAAGAGATATGAATACTAAAGATTTTAATGATCAAATAGGTAGTATCTTTGGTATTGATATGTATGAAAATGATCGAGACACTTTACCTGAAACACAAGAAGAATTAGCATTACATATGCAGCTTAGCTACAAACAATCTGTAGAGTTAGCTGAAGAACAAGCTATAAGTGTATTAATGCGAGGTAGCAAGTATGATCTTATTAAAAAAAGATTTTATTATGATTTAACTGTTCTAGGTATTGGAGCTGTTAAAACTTCTTTTAACACTTCTGAAGGAGCTGTTGTTGAGTATGTAGATCCAGTTGATTTAGTATACTCTTACACTGAGTCTCCATACTTTGACGACTTATACTATATAGGTGAAGTTAAAGAAATTCCTATTAATGAACTTGTAAAGCAGTTTCCACATTTAAGTAACGAAGATTTAGAAGAGATTCAAAGCACAAACGCAACTTATAGAAGTAACTATTCTCATGGTAGTAGAGCTAAGCTAGATGGTAATATAATTTCAGTTCTTTATTTTAACTATAAAACTTATATGAATGAAGTTTATAAAATGAAAGAAACTGGTACTGGTGGTGAAAGAGCAATACCTAAAGATGATACTTTTAATCCGCCAGAAGATATGGAAGGTAATTTTGCTAGACTACAAAGATCTGTAGAGTGTGTTTATGAAGGAGCTATGATATTAGGTACAGATAAACTTCTTAAATGGGAGATGTCTAAAAATATGATGAGACCTAAAAGTGATTTTACAAAATGTAAAATGAACTATTCTATTGTTGCGCCAAGAATGTACAATGGTAGAATTGAAAGTTTAGTTAATCGTATTACAACATTTGCTGATATGATTCAGCTAACACACTTGAAGTTACAACAAGTAATGTCGCGTATGGTTCCAGATGGTGTTTATTTAGATGCTGATGGTTTAGCTGAGATAGATTTAGGTAATGGAACAAACTATAACCCGCAAGAAGCTTTAAATATGTTCTTCCAAACTGGTTCGGTTATTGGTAGATCGTTTACGCAGGATGGTGATATGAATCCAGGTAAAGTACCTATTCAAGAAATAACATCTGGCTCTGGTGGAAACAAGATGCAAGCATTAATTCAAACATACAATTATTATTTACAAATGATTCGTGATGTGACCGGTCTTAATGAAGCTAGAGATGGTAGCACACCAGACAAACATGCTTTAGTTGGACTTCAAAAACTGGCAGCTGCAAACTCTAACACTGCTACTAGACATATACTTCAAGCTGGTATGTATTTAACAGTGGATACAGCAGAAGCTTTAGCTCTTAGAATATCTGACATACTAGAGTATTCACCAACAGCAGAAGCTTTTGTTCACGCTATAGGAGCTCATAACGCTGCTACGTTAGAAGAAATGTCTGAGTTACACTTATATGATTTTGGTATATTCTTAGAGTTAGCTCCAGATGAAGAAGAAAAGCAATTATTAGAAAACAACATACAGGTAGCATTACAAAAAGAAAATATTAATTTAGAAGATGCAATTGATATTAGAGAAATAAAAAGTGTTAGATTAGCTAATCAGTTGTTAAAGGTTAGACGTAAAAACAAAGAGCAAAGAGATAGACAAATACAACAACAAAATATCCAAATGCAAACACAATCTAACACTCAAGCCGCTCAAGCTGCCGCTCAAGCTGAAGTGCAAAAAGAACAAATACTTGCACAAACAAAAATACAAATAGAACAAGCTAAGGCTCAATTAGAGTCTCAGTCTAAAAATCAAGAAGCTATGCTTAAAAAGCAGTTAATGGAATATGAGTTTCAATTAAACATGCAATTGCGTCAAATGGAAGTTGAGGCTTTAAAGTCTAGAGAAACTTCAAAAGAAGATCGTAAAGACGAAAGAACTAAAATACAAGCTTCACAGCAAAGTGAAATGATTGAACAAAGAAAAACAGGTGGATCACCTAAAAAATTCGAATCATCGGGTAATGATATACTCGGAGGTGGATTTAACTTAGGTGCTTTTGAACCTAGATAGATAAACAATTAATTTTTTATATTTTATATTATGGAACAAGAACTAGAAAACGTTGAAGAAGTTCAACAAGAAGAAACAACACAAAGTGTTGATGAAAGTAAATTTGAATCTGCTGGTGATGACTCAATTATCAAAGTAGATTTAAGCAAACCACCGGTAACGGAAGAAAATGAAAAACCAAATGAAGAACCAAAAGAAACTGCAGAAGATACAACTGACACTGCAGGAGTGGTTGCAAGCGATGAAAGTCCCGAGCCCACAGAAAAACAAGAAGAAATACAACCGGAAGCAGAAGCACAAGAGCAGCCAGTATTAGAAGAAGTAACTGATCAAGAATTAGAAGAGGTAAAAGAAGAGATCGAAGAGGTTATAGCTGAAGCTGAAGCTACTGGAAAACCACTACCTGAAAGCATTGAAAAATTAATGCAATTTATGGATGAAACAGGTGGTGACTTAAGTGATTACGTAAAGTTGAATCAAGATTATAATGAAATGGATAATCTTACAGCATTACAAGAGTATTACAAGATTACAAAACCTCATCTAGACGCAGAGGAAAGAGCGTTCTTAATGGATGAAAACTTTTCGTTTGACGAAGAAGTAGATGATGAGAAAGAAATAAGAAAAAAGAAAATAGCCTTAAAAGAGCAAGTTGCCGAGGCTAAAGCCTACTTAGACGGGCAAAAGTCTAAATATTATGAAGAGATTAAAGCTGGATCGAAACTCACTGATGAGCAACAGAAAGCAGTTAATTTTTTCAATCGTTACAATAAAGAGTCTGAAGAGACTCAAGCGAAAGCAAAAGCAGCTAAGTCTGTGTTTGACAAGAAGACTGAAGGTTTATTTAGCAACAAGTTCAAAGGTTTTGAATATGAAGTTGGAGATAAAAAATACAGGTTTAATGTCAACAATGCTGAACAAGTGAAACAAACTCAGAGTGATATTAACAACTTCATAGGAAAGTTTCTTAATGAAGATGGTACGATAGGAGATGCTAAGGGTTATCATAAAGCACTATATTCAGCAATGAATGCCGACGCTGTTGCAAAACACTTCTACGAACAAGGTAAGGCAGACGCTTTAAAAAATAGTGTAGCTAAAGCTAAGAACGTAGATATGAAGCCAAATCAAGTTCATAAGAATGTTGATACTGGTGGATTAAAGTTTAAAGTATTAGGAGAAAGCTCTAACGACTTTAAATTTAAAATTAGAAAAAAGAAATGAATTATTTAACAATTTAAAACAAATTAATTATGGCAATTACTCCAGGTGGTAGTTTGAATAGTGTGGCTGCGCCACAACAACAAGCGTTGGCTTCAAACTACATAGATTTCACAGACGGTTCTACCGGCTGGGAACAACAATACCTGCCTGACTTGATGGAAAAAGAAGCAGCGGTTTTCGGTAACCGTACTGTTTCTGGATTCTTATCTCAAGTTGGTGCAGAAGAGGCTAGCTCATCCGATCAGGTTGTGTGGTCTGAACAATCACGTTTACATTTATCTTACGTAGGTACTATAGATTTAAATGGTGATACAAATGGTACTTTCACATGTGTTACTGATATTGACGGAAACGCATTAACTACAACTCACGGTGTTAGAGTAAATGATGTTGTACTTTTAGCAAGTGCTGGAAAAGTTTCAAAATGTTTGGTAGTAGAAACTCCAGACTCAGCTGTTATTTCACTTGAGTCTTATGGTGAAGCTGTTCTTACTAGTCACTCTGAAACTGCTAGTGCAGCAACTTTATTAGTTATAGGTTCTCACTTTGGAAAAGGACAGTCGTACAGTGATATTACTGGTACAGCTGCTTCAACTTCTAGAACTTCATTAACACCTACATTTAAGTCGTATGGTAACCAAATGCAAATAATGAAAGATTATTATGCTGTATCTGGTTCTGATGCTTCTCAAGTAGGTTGGGTTGAAGTTTCTGCTGAAGACGGAACTTCAGGTTACTTATGGTACTTGAAAGCTGAAGGAGAAACTAGAGCTCGATTCACTGATCACTTAGAAATGACTATGCTAGAAGCTGAAGCAACTGCTGCTGCATCTATCATTGGTTTTGCTGATGGTCAGATTAGAGGTGGTGCTGATCCAGGCGCTGGTCTTGGTACTCAAGGTTTATTCGACGCTATTGAAGAAAGAGGTAATGTTACTTCTGGTATCACTGGTGTTAACGCTGCTACTGATTTAGCTGAATTTGACGCTATCTTAGCTGAGTTTGATAACCAAGGTGCTATTGAAGAAAACATGATGTTCGTTAACCGTGCTACAAGCTTGGCTATTGACGACATGTTAGCTTCTATGAACTCTCATGGTGCTGGTGGTACTTCTTACGGAGTATTTGATAATGATGCAGACATGGCATTAAATTTAGGTTTCTCTGGATTCCGTCGAGGTTCTTATGACTTCTACAAATCTGATTGGAAATATCTAAACGATAAAGCTACTCGTGGATCAATCAACTCTCGTGGTACTACAGCTGCTATCAGAGGTGCTATCATCCCTGCTGGTGTATCATCGGTATACGATCAAATGTTAGGAAAGAACATGAAACGTCCTTTCTTACACGTTCGTTTCCGTGCTTCACAAACTGAGTCTCGTAAGTTTAAAACTTGGGTTACTGGTTCTGTTGGAGCTACTACATCTGCATTAGATGCTATGGAAATTCATATGTTATCTGAAAGATGTTTAGTTACACAAGGCGCTAACAACTTCATGTTAATGAAGTAGGCGATATTAATTAAGGTCGAGGGCTTCGGTCCTCGATCTTTTTTTTATTAATTTTTTATTATATTATATATTATGGCAAAGAAACAAGCAAAAAAAGTTGAGGTAGAACAACCTCAAGTTGAAGAAATGGTGATTGAAACACCGGTGGTTAAAGCTCCTAAAGTAGAAGCTAAACCAGAACCAAAAAAACCTAAATGGGAAGTTAAAGATAGAATTTATAGATTAAGAGGTAATAAAAAGCCTTTATCTAGAATGATAAAATCAGCTAACGTTTATTGGTTTGATGAAGAAAAAGGCTACGAAAGAGAACTTAAGTATTGTCAAAATCAAAGAACAGTTTTTGTTGATGAAATGCAGGGAGATCAAAGAATGGAGCATATTGTTTTTAGAAACGGTATGTTGATTATTGAAAAAGAAAAAACTGTTTTACAAAAATTCTTATCATTATATCACCCAGAAAGAGATGTTACTTTTTACGAAGAAAAACCAGCTATTAAAGCTGCTAGCGAAGTAGAAAGTATAGAACTAGAATTAGAAGCTCTTAACACAGCTAGCAATATGGACATTGATATGGCTGAAGCTATCATGCGTGTAGAGATTGGTTCTAAAGTATCTAAGATGAGTTCTAAAGAACTTAAACGTGATTTACTTGTATTTGCTAAGAAAAATCCTATATTATTCTTAGAATTAGCAACAGATGAAAACGTTCAACTTAGAAACTTTGGTATTAGAGCTACTGAACTAAGAATTATTAAATTATCATCAGATCAACGAACTTTTAGTTGGGGATCTAACGATAGAAAATTAATGACAGTTCCTTTTGATGAACACCCTTACTCAGCTTTAGCCTCTTGGTTTAAAACTGACGAAGGAATGGAGATATACTCCAACATAGAAAAACGCTTAAATGCGTAATCATCTTATAGTAGAGCGACCACTCTTTATAGGGTGGTTGCTTTAACTATAAAATAAAAAATATAATGGCAGTAAATATAAACACGGTTTATCAGAGAGTATTAACTATAGCCAACAAAGAACAAAGAGGTTATGTTACTCCACAAGAATTTAATATACTTGCCAATCAGGCTCAGATGGATCTTTTTGAGCAATACTTTTACGATGTAAATCAATTTGATAGAGTAAGAGGTCATGAAGATAAACATATTGATCCTATTGCAATACTTAAAGAAAAGATTAGTTTATTTGAGGTTTATGAAACTACTTTAAGTACTTATGGTTCAAACCATCATTCACTACCTACAGATTTATATAAATTATCAAATGTAAAACTTAGTGGCGTTATGGTTGATAATATATCTATTAAAGATTTTAATAACATATTAGATCACCCATTGCTTAGACCTCATGCTAATAGACCTGTTTATTTAAAAACAAATGGAGGTTTAAAAGTTTATACTAATGCATCTGACTTATCAGCCGCGCAAGTAACTTCAACATCTACTGTTACTTGTGATTATATAAAAACCCCAGCTGATGTAACTTGGGGTTTTACAACAGTTAGTTCAACTAATTCTACCTCTGGTATAACATCTAAATCATCTTTATATAATGCTTCAACTTCAACTAATTTTGAAATGCATGAATCAGAAGAGGTGAACTTAGTTAATAGAATTTTAGTTTTAGCTGGTATAACTATAAGAGATCAAGGTTTAGCTACTCAAAGCGCTCAAGAAGAAATAAAAGATATTCAACAAGAAAAATCATAATTAAATGGCGATAATAACTCAAACAGAAGCAGCATACTACGCTGATGGCAACAGTGCTAACTTTGGCAATTATCAATTCGTTTCTTTAGCGAATATTATAAAAGCTTTTAATGTAGTGTATGTTGGTGAAGGAAAATTAATTGATAAAGCTAGTAAAACAGATATAGCTTTTCATGCTCAAAGAGCTTTAGCTGAAATGTCTTTTGATACTTTCAAGTCTATTAAAGCTTTAGAAATAACAGTTCCTAATACATTAACGATGACACTACCTATAGATTATGT